ATGTATTTGCATCTGGCTTACCAAATGTCTTTACAAGATTGACTTCATTTTCAACAGTAATTATTTTATTTCCTGGACCCCATACGAATTTTCCAGCAAATGCACCGGCCGTAGTTAGAACTGAAGGTACAACTGTCGTTAAATCGACTTCAGATACATTTACGCCTGGAGAGATTTGAAATGCCATTTGTTATCTCCTTGATATTGTTTTGTTTTGGTTACTAAGATACCATGTTAATATTTATGAATAGTCACTTTTATAGATTTTTTAAAGAGTCCCTAATGAATCCTGAATAAATCTCATTACCATCTGCGACTTCCCAAAGATCACCGTCCATCACCTCAAAATTATGTTGTCTACCATCTTCAATGATGGGTGCCGGTAAAACTTCTTCATCCAGCTGATTCATGTTCTCCAACTGAATTTGTTTTCTTATATCATGACTTACAATTTCTTTAAAGTATTTTTGTGTGGCCACCCAAGCAAAAACAACTAAAGTCATCACCAAGTCATCATTTTCACCATCTTCCGCAGCAAAAGATGTTTTATTTGCGGTAAAAGTGGTTAGTTCAGATAACGTATCGAAATCAGGTATTAATAGTTTGTCACTTTCGACCAAAGTTTTTAGATTTGAACAACCTATTCTTTTGACCGCAACAGACATTTTAAGTCCCATCTGAACACCACGACCAAAACCTGAAGATAGTTGTTGTGGTTTCTTATTGCCTGTAAATATCTTCCAAAGATTCTCATATTCAAAATCTTGGTGTATAATATCCGCTACCTGTGGATTATTATTTATCTCAACAAGAATATAGGCATCATTATACATTTTGGCCGCATTAACAATCATGGTTGGAAACAATATTGGAGATATTGATGAACTCTTATAAGTTGCCACCTGTTTATATGGTGTGGTCGATATATCAAAAACTGAAAATGCTGAAGAATCTAGGTTTCTACCTTCTGAAACATCCACACACATACAATATAAATGGTCTTTGGTGGTTTCATCATCTCCTTTGATAGGATATTCATAGATTTTCATCTTGTCATGTTCTGCTAAAGCATCTTTATATGACATTGTTTGTAATTTCATACCAGAAATAAGAGTATTAGTTGAACCTAGAAACTCGGTTTCAAACTCTTGGCGGAACTGGTGCTCAGAAGTGTTACGAATTGTTTCTTCTTTCCAAGCATCATCACGACCAGGTACCATAGACCAATGAACTTCAAAAGGTATGTAATTGTTTTTCTTATTGATTGCATCTGTCCATATTTTGTAAAACAGATTCATACCATTAGGTGTAGAAACAATAATAATCTTTGTTTTGGTACCAGCGGTAATAACTGGATATACGGAAGTAAAGAACTCTGTGGCAATATTAGATGGTACGAAAGCAAACTCGTCCAAGAATACAATGTTAAATGAACCAGAACGAGCCGCTGAGGATGACGTGGAAGAGGCGATAATAACTGAACCGTTCTCTAGTTCTACTCGACCTTTATTCCACTCAACCACGCCTTGTTGTAACCACATAGGAAGGTTCTCATAGGCCAATTGTAACTTGCCAAGAATTCCACGAGCAGTTTCACCTCGGTTTGCCAGAACGGCAATAGACTGTGCATCTTGGAATAGTATTGTCCAAAGAAGGTATGCCACCGTGGTGGTAGTTTTACCAACCTGACGAGGACACTTCATAATGGTAAATCGATTCTTATGAAACGTTTGTATCATATCTTTTTGAAAATCATACATTCTAAAATCTGTTACACCTTCATCTAGTGTAATAATTTTAATGTATTTGGCAAAATAGATAGGATCTCTAGAACACTTGATATATTCATCAACTTGTTCTTGTGTAAAATTAACTTTAACTCCTACTCGTTTGAGTAGAGGATTATCACGATAAGATTCTTTATTCTTTATTGGCATTATTCTTTAACAACTTACTAAGTTCAGATGTTGAACCAACAAAAATGGCTTTATCAATATTAGTACCGGATTGTTTTTTCTTTTCTTCATCCATGTCACGCATTTGTTTTTGAATATTTAAAAGTTCTTTATTGGCATCTACCATGTTTTTGAGTAGAGTGCCATAAACTTCAAATGCTCGTGGATGTTGTCCAGCTTTTGCAATATTGAGTATTTCTTCCATGGCTTCTTGACCTTGGTCAATAATGCCTTGTAGATTTTCTTTTGATTGTTGATAGGCGTCTGTAAGATCCTGTTTTAAATCAGGTTCATTATATTTTACCGACACCGTAGGAAGTTTTTCTTTTTTTTCTTCTGGTATAGGTGCAATATCAAACACATCAGATAAATTTTTGTTCAAATCGTTCATAGTATTTTATTTTAAATTTAACCCCAAGTACCGCCAGTAAAATTTATAAAACGCCAAATATTATTAGCACCATTGGTATAATTTTCTACGCAACGATATAATTTGTCATTATCAATTGCAATATAACCTGCTTTATCTCCTGGATCACCTTTAGATGTTAATGGTATCGGAGTGTGCCATTGTAGTACAACATTATCAACAGTAAAAAGACCAGTAACAGTTAGATTATTTGCAGTTAATGTGTTACTAGAAACAATGTTTGAAGATGTTATTGTATTTGTTACGGCCAAATTACCTGTTACTGTACCACCTGTGGTTGATAATCTTGTGTTGGCTGTTGCAAGTGACCGGCCACCAGGAGTTACACCATCATGAATTGTTAATGTTTGATTAGTACTATCAATAATTATTTCACCATTGGCACCAGTTGTACTGGCTAATGTTGCTGCACTATAACGTTTGAATTGTAATGTTCTAGCCATTTTAATTACCTTTAATGTAAATCGGTTGTTTTTTCTTGTTCTATATGTAGGTCATCACGACCAACTTGTGTGGTTAAATCTCCAGCAAAATTATCTGGTAATGTATTTGTTTCTACAATATATGGTGCTTCTGATATCTGAACTGTTGCAATATAAGGTGTACTAATGTTGGCATCAGTTGGCATTGGTGTTACATCTATCTGAGCACGCTTCTGTGATTGTGGAACAAAAGATGTGAATGCATAATTTGCACCAGAAACAGTTGATTTTATAGGTAAATCGGAAGTAAAGTTACCATTGATATTTTGTAGATGCAATGTGTTATTATTAAATAATACTACCTTGCCGGTAGCTATAGCCATTGGTGCAGAGTATCCTTGATAAACAGTTTCACCTACTTGGTATGTTCCAATTCCTGAATTAGGATTAACTGTAAATTCTACAATTTCATTTTCAGTTAATTTAGTAAAGATTGAAGTAATCGAATGTGTAATTACTCCCCCAGTATCAGACACTTTACCAAAGATAAATCCTTTAACTGTAAAATTTAATGTCCATATAATTAAGCGAGTTTCATTTTCTTTATTGCCTTCATATTGTATTTCATGTGTAGTTGAATTTAATACAACAGGCACCTCTTTAATAATACCCATTTCAGGAATTAAATTTAATTTGATTGTATAATCTGGTGCAAAAAATGGAAGTATGTGTTCTATAATTTGAGTGCCATCTTCTATATTACGAACATAGATATAAAGATTAAAATCAAAATCATATGGTACAGGATTATATTGAGAAACTATTCCTGCTGGTGTTTTTGCAAATGTTTTTGTATTTGTATTTAATTTTCTAGCCACATCATAATTTAATCCAGACATTTCAAAAGACATTCTAGGCAATGTTACTTGAACCTTTTTATCCAGATTTGGATCACCTTCTAATCTTCGTACATAAAATTCTTTTGTTGCATAGGCTATTGGCACAAGAAATCTCTGTGCTTCTGTTAAATCTGGATTGTAACGAACCAAAGTAATATCTTTAAAAAGATTACCAAAGCCAACAACCAATTTACGAATTACTCTATTGTATGAAATAGCGGACATTATATATTACCAAAAGGATTAGTTTCTGAAAAATCAATAATTGAATTTGCATTGGTTGCAATTAAATTATTATCATATTCTTCACTATAAGTATTATCTTCTAAAGGATTAAATGTTGCAAGTGTATAACGAGCATTACTACTTGCACCAATAATAGGTCTACCAACAACAAATTCTCCAGCAATATTAGTTACTGTTAATGTGTTAGAAGTTGGAATCCAACTCTGTACTATAGCAACAGCAGTGGCAGTATTTTGTGTACTATTAATTGATTGATATACAGTTTCTTTTATTGTATATCGTCCTGTACCAACACCGGTGTGTAATGATTGTGTGTAAGCATTATTTGTAACCACCAAATCAATATCAGCAACACCTGTATCAATAATTTCTTGTGAGTATTTAAATTTCTCTAAGTACAGTTCATAAAAGTAAGGTTGTTTTCTACCTAAAGTATGAAAGTCTTTTGCTTGTTCAGCAAATTTAATTTCAAATAATTCACCTGTACCATTTAGAAAAGGCACATAAACTAAATCGCCTTCTCGTGGTCGTGTAAATGTATTTTGTGGAACTCTTTGTTGAAATGATCTGCGAGATACCAATACATTTACATCGTCTTTAATCTCCAAACCAAATTTAGAGAATATATCTTTTTGTCCAATATAATCGGTTGGATCAGAAGAAAGATACATCTCTAAAGGAAAAGCTGAACTAAACTTTTTAACTGGATCTTCACCATAAAGTAAATCACGAGCTGCATCATTATCATTTGGTAAATAATATGCGTCAAAGCCCATCATTTTAATGGACTCTACAATTAAATCTTCAATTACATTTTGTTCTTGTCTAGAATTGTAATTGTTAAAATAAGCTGACGTTGGCATTAGTTCATGTACCAATCTACAGGTAAGGAATACTTATCTTGCATTTCGGTTTCAAGGTCTTTTATTTCATTAACAGCTTCATCAAATATTTCTTTACCATTTAATGTTACACCGCCCGGCAATTGAACACCAGAAAACTTCTTTAAATTATTTCCCCATGTTCTTTTAATAAGTGCAGTGGCATATTCTTTAACCCATCGGTCATTCCACACACGATTGTAAACATCAGGATTAATATTAGCCCAACATTCAGCAACAACAATTGATCCTACTGGTGCAGCTGCTCGACCCCATGCATGGTCAATAAAAAGTTTTCGCATGTGTCTTTGAAAACGAATTGGTACTTCTCCAGAAAACATAATTTCTAAAGAACGTAAATGTTGATGTGTTAGAGTATAATTAATGTATGATGCAGAAGTAAAGTCGTATAATTCATTTAAACGTAATTGATATCTCAAATCAAACATATTGATTGTTGCTTGAGAATCAGTAATTGGAAATATACGGGTTACACCAACAATTTCAAGTGCATTGTTGGCATCATCTCTTATATATGAAAAATCCAGATATTTGTTATT